CCCCTCCACCTTTTTTAAATTTGCTAAGTAATCAACCTGCTCTTTCTCCACCAGCTGCTGCTCTTCCTCCACCTGGCATAAACTGACCTCCTTTATACATCTTACCAAATACAGCATCAGAAACAGATCCAAACTGTTTCATTCCTTCTCTTAAACTAGAAATATTATTTCTTACTGAATTAAATCCACCTACTATTTTTGGAATATATGTCATTGCTATAGCGCTGAATACACCAATAAGAATAACTTTATTTGATACAATAGTTGCTAAGAAAGATGTTATAGGAGCTAATGCAGCAGCGAATTTCTCCATTGATTTATTTAAAGACTCTTGAACGGATAGTCTTTTTGCTTCTTCTTCGCTTATTCCTGCAGCTTTTGCTGCTTGCTCTTCAGACATTCCAGCACTTACTTTTTGTTGGAAGATCATATTAGCTACTTGATCAGTAGACATTCCTAACGATTTAGCAATAGCTTGTTGTTCTAATCTATTACCTGATTGAAAAGCATTTAAGATTTGTTGATTACCAGCAATCTCTTTACCAAGAGTTTCCATATCATTCATTAAAGCTGCTGATCTTGCTCTTTCTAAGTTAAGTTGCTTTCCTGTTAATAGCTAGCTTCCATTTCAGCCTCTAAAGAAGACTCTATCTGAAGTAAACCATCAGCAATACCTTCCATTTCTTTTAAGCTTAATCCCATAGATCTAGCTTGGGCAGCTGCATTTGTTAAAGCTTCTGTTGAGTTACCTAATGACATTGCTACTCCACCAGATACATTAGCTACATCATCCATTACTTGTCCAACATTTACTGCTGATTTATTTTGTTGAATGAAGTTTTTAGTTGTTTTAAATGAATCTGCTGTATGCTTTTTTAACGATTGACCAGTAGCTTCGGCTCTAAGAGATAATTTAGCTGCTGATTGAGAAGACATACCCATTAATTCAGTTAATTCAGCTGCTTCTAAAAGAGTAGCTTTACTGAATGCTGCATCAACATTAATTCCTAATTCACTACTTAATGCATTAATTGTTTTAAGCATGTCTATAGATGATACCATGCTCATATTCATTGCACCTATATTAGTAGCATTTTGTCCGGTTAGCTTTCTTTGCTCCCTTTGTTGGTTAGATACTTCAGTTAATGACTGAACCATTTTACCAAGTATCATTGTAGGGATTGCTTTTGTAAGAGCTCCTGCCATTAACCCGGCTCGTTTTCGATTTATCTCAATAGTATCTCCTAATTCAGCTGATCTATATGTAATATTGCCGAATTCATCTTCTACAGCTAGGACTTCTTTTTTAAACTCCTCCATTTGAGCATCTATTTCTTTGAAGCCCATTTTGTCTGCTAAGTCTCCTAAACCAGCTTTATCTAAAAAGCCGCTTATACTTTGCATAGTACCTTCAAATATACCTCCAGCTTTATTTAAATTTTTAAATCCTTCCTCTTGACTTGCTAATACTTTATTTTGACGTTCTATTTTATCAGCAGTTTCTAATAATTCTGATCCTAACAGTTGCTCTTGTGTAAAAGAATCTTTCTGTACATCTATTCTATGATGGAGTTTAGCTATTTGTTTATCAAGTTCTTTTGCCCGATCTCCTGTAGCATTTTTCTTTTCTTCTTCTTTTTTAGTAATCTGCTCTTCTAACTTAGCTATTGTATTTAACGGCTTCGTCATTCCTTGAACAGCAATAGCAGCTTCTTTTCTCATTCTAGCTACATTCTCAGTATTAGTAGCTATAGTAGACTGAACATCATTAAGACTTGTAAAATCTTTTAATTGTTTAGACAGAGCTGAATTAGCACTATTAAGTAGGCTATTCATTTGTCTCTGAGATTCAGAGCGTTTAGTACTTAGACCTAATAATTCTCTAGAAGAGTCAGTAAGATTTCGTACCTGATTAACTATTTCTTGGGTGGTAGTTAATTCTGACTCTTTGCCTTTATTTAAATTTCTTTGATTATTTAGCTGGTCTTTTGAAGCCATAATTATAAATATCTACAAATCAAATTATTTATAGCTAGGAACAGAACGGCCAGGCATACCTTTTGGCTCAGCAGCCTTAAATTGTGTACGATTAATTTTACCTTCAGAGTCTACTAAAGTAGATGATGTACTACTATTACTAGACTTCTCATATTGCTTACGTTCGTTTTCATAATGCTCTTGTATTTCATGATAAACATACTTACGTAACCAAATAGGCATATTGTATACTGTATCTAAATCATATCCACCTTTTCCATAGAAAACTATCTGATGGAGAAGAGTAAATAGATTCTTTCTATATTGAGCTGCGTTACTCGAGGTCAGGATAAAAGAACTGCGGAGTAATTGGTAGGTTGATACCTTTAACGAGTTCTTCTGGAAAAAAAAATAAATCGATATCTGGAGAAATTTCTTTAATATATGTTCTTAATGCTCTGGAGTCCATTGCTAGTAGACTATTATCTACAAATGAACGAACAGCTTTAGGTGTATCATCTCCATCTACTGAAGTAATAATATATTTTAATCTAGTTGATAGTTCGAAAGCATCCTTACGTACTCTTTTAAGACCTTTGATTTCATTTTCGATAGCTCTTTCATCTTTATGAGTTAATAGCTTAAATTTAATAGGTACTTTTGAATGTGATAGAACAAAGTCAAAATTATTAACTCCTTTCTCTACTTCTTTATGTAGTGGCTTTTCTTCGAATTCTGATAGATCAACGGTAAACTCTTTTCCTGCATATTCAAATGAATATTCTTTACCATATGATAAGATACGAGCAGCAATCATAATACCGTTCTTATCACCAATTAAAAGATCTTCATACTTAATATCTGAAACGATTAAGGATTGCATTAGTTTATCTAATACAATTCCTTTTTCGATATATGTTTGATTTGTAAGAATGTCCTCCTCTCTAGCAGTCATATATTTCATCTCAATCTCTCCTTTAGCAAGAGGACTTTCAGGATCATATAATACTCCTTTAGAAGGTAGTGTCACGATTTCCGTAGGAAACTTAGGTGCAGCCATAAATTTTATTTTTTAAAACTATTATTATTAAATATAACTAATTATTGCTAACTTTAGAAGTTAAGCACGCAATAATCAGGAGTTACTGTCATTGTTAATTCTTGTGCCTCTCCTTCACTAGCCCAATCATACTCTCCGAATGCAGCATCTTTAATATATGCTCCTTTAATAATCCATTCGGAAACGATATCACCAACAGGTCCAAGAACGTTGAAAGTTAAATCTTTTTTATAGAAATCAGAATATCCATCTCTACCAGTAACAGATTCGTGATGTAGACGTACCCACTCCATTACAGCTTGAGCTCCTGAAGGTGTGATTGGATCATACAATGTAATCGCGATATCAGACCACTTGGTCATTCCTTTCACCTTACGATATACATTAATGTGATTCAATGTCACCTCACCATTCTCTACCTTGATCTCTCCTACTTTCTTAACCATGAAAGTTGGGAACCCGTCCATGAACATAATAAACCTATTCTTCTGTTTGGGTTCAAATGCGGTAAAAAATATTTCGTTACTGTCTAATACTGGCATGTTCTATATTTAATGTTCTATTATAAATAGTCGATAACTTATTTTTTGTTTATTCTGGGAATTCAGCTCCTGTTGGTAAGATGTTGAAATCTAAGATAATGAATTCGGCAGTTCTAGTTGGTTGGATAAATATCTGTCCTACTAATTGGTTTCTATCGATTACATCAGCTGTATTATTTGTTTCATCCATTACTACTTTGAAGGCAAATAATCCCTGTCTTTCTTGTACTGAGGCTAAGTAAGGATTAACCTGTGCTAAGAAGTTATTTCTTGTAGCTACTGTATTCTGTTCGAATACTAAGTTATCAGCTACTTGAGAGATAAATCCTTTAAGCGCAATTAATAATCTTCTTACGTTTACTCTATCTAATGCTGATGCTTTTTTCTGCGTGGTTTTCTGTCCAAATACTACTACACCTGAATTAGGGAAGGTAGCAATAGGATTAATATTATTAGTGTATAGCAAATCACGGTTAGAGTTAGTTAATCTTCTTTCTGCTCTAATTACACCTGGAAGAGATCCTCTATTAACTCCTGCAGGAGCAAACCATGGTTCAGCTACATTATCGTTAAATGCAAATACCCCAGGCATTACTGTTGATGCAGGTACGAATACAGAAGCTCCAGTATCAGGATCAATAGTTTGTAACCAAGGCCAGTAAGTTGCAGCATATGAAGTATTTAGAATAGTATTATTAGAAATAGCATCTCTAATACCTCTTGCATATTGTACTGGATCGG